AACTTTTTAAATGCATAACCACTAGCACTCTTACAATCTACTAATACATTATCTATCTTACAATCTTGATGTCCTTTAATACCTTCTACATCTACTTGCTTTTGTTCTTCTGTAACTGTATGACCAGATGCTCTAGACAATAGTATAAGTAAGTCTTCAAGTATGTGACCATATAAAAATTTAATTCTAGTAGCAGAAGATATAGGTCTTGCTTCTGAACTAGAGTGTCTATCATACCATAACTGTCTAGTAGGTTTACCTATAGAAGATAAAGATAATTTTCTTTGTTTTCTAGGTTGCTCATTTAGAACAGTCTTAATATTATTAGTTACATTCTTTGTAAATTCTTTTAGATGTTTATCTAATTCTTTATCATCTATAGTATTCGTAACCATAGGGTCAAATAAATTATATATATCTTCTACTAATGTGTCTATTGTTTTCATATCTAATATAGTGCCCTGCAATAATACAAGGCACTATCCTTTCTAAGTTAGAGATTAACTAGCAAAAGAAACTTCTGAGTCAGCTTCTTTAGATACGAAACCATCTTCAACTACACCAAATGCTTCATCAGCATCTGCATCAGTATTGTATGGTACTAAGTTGGTTACTTGTATTGCTCTTAAATCAGCAGATACACCAGACTTACCACCAAACTCCCACTCATATGTAGAGTATAATACATTAACTTCTGAACCATTACCAATTAATGTACCAATCATTGCTCTCTTCTGAGCATCTACAACTTCAGGAGCCTTATTTAAGTTACCATCTTTTCTTCTTACTTTTCTTTTGATAGTAACAAAGTCACCTCTGTCATCATTCTTATTCTTCACAGAGATTCCATCAGCTTGAGCAATCTTTTTATTCTTCTCGTCAAGATTACCAACATCAATAGTCCACACACCATCTGAATCAAATGTTGTATTTGGACTTGTTACACTTGCCCAATGGGCATTACCTTTTATTACACTCATATTATTATCCTTTATTGTTGTTAAAATAGAATTATCGCATACCCTAGTAGAAAAGTCAAGGCTTTTTTTCCAATTAAATGTACTTTTTAATTGTAATACTTTTGACATTTCTATCCTAGATATTAAGTCTTGTTTGTTTTGGTAACTCCTACCCCAAACTTTATAGTTTGCTTCACGAAAATACTTAACCTTATCAGTTAAGTCTACAACTTCATGACACAACTCTCTCAATTCTTCAGAGTTAGCAAAAACATATTCATCTTCCTGTTCAAAAACAAAGTAATCACATTTGCCATATAACCAACCTGCATTACCCATAGTATTTTTGAACTCCACTACAGTCCATAAGTCATCAAAACCTTTTGACTTATCTGTTCCTGTTCTTCTTGCTTTTATATCTACTGTAAATGTTTCATCTCCTTTCATTAAAATTAAATCAATATGGTCAGACATGTTCTGAGAATCAGAAGCAACCTTAACCCTGTAACCTAACTTGATTGCTTCATCTATAAATAAGTTTTCTGTTCTTATACCACGTTTAATATAATCTTTATGGTCATGTCTTCCTTTAAACTCTTTTACTAATGCGTCTCTGCCCATGTATTTCCCTCCTTCCATTCACTATCCAATGGACACTTCATCTTCAACTGATGCTCTGTATCTTTCATAGCATCTTTGGTAATACTACCAAACTTTTTTACATCTTTCTTTGCAACTTCATATTGGTATTCATCATGTATAGATGCAACTAACTTAGCATCAACACCTGTTTGTACTATTCTTTTATTCATGTTTATTAACCACAACTTACATACAACAGCACCTGCTCCTTGCAGTAATGTATTTAATGCACTATGTGGAGAACGTACATGTAATAGTCTACCATCAATACCTTTTATCTTACCTCTCTTAGCTGTTTCAGTTACACTATCCCTAACTCTTTTAAGAGCAGGCATATTAGAAAGAAACCTATCTATTAATATCTGTCCTTCTTTAGCACCTGCACCTACTATCTTACCTATTTTCGCTGCACCTGCACCATACATAAAAGCATATATAAATGTTTTAGCTTGGTCTCTATCTGTTAGACCTGCCATCTTCATATTAGCTGTATGTATATCTCCATTTAATACTTCTTCAGTAAAGTTTTTATCATCCATAAGATGTGCTAAACATCTAAGTTCTAAACCACTAGCATCAGTACCAACAATGGAGTGAGTATAGGGATTGTCAACAGTCCAACATTCCCTACACTCTTTACCATATGGAGAACGAACAGCAGGAATTTGAGCCATGTTAGGACTGTTATGAGCCATACGACCTGTTACAGTACGCAATGTCATAACTCTACCATGTACTCTACTATCCTTATCATCACACGATTCAATCCAAGATTTAATCTGTGCAATTCTTTTTTGTAATAACAAATACCTAGCAAACTTCTTTGCTTCTTCTAAGTCTATGCTATTCAAAACTTCTTCATTAACAATTACATTACCTTTGTCAGTATGCTTCTTAGGTTTCCAACCTAGTTCTTGTAATCTATCAGCTATCTGTTGTCGTGAACCTATATTAAAAGGTATGTATTTTGTTTTTGTTTTTAAGTCTTTTCTAGTAGGGTCAAAATGTATCTTACCCCATTTTTCTAATTCACTTGCTTCATCTCTCAATGTATTATACAAGGACATAGCTTTACGAACATCTAATGCAAAACCATTTCTTTCTTGTTGGTCAATAATAACTCTGACCTGATGTTCTAAATCAATAGAAGACCTAGAAAAACCTTTGCCTTCTTTTTTTAAATGTTCATATAACTTATGTGTTATATCTACATCTTGCATACAATATCTTTTTAATTCTTCAGAGTAGCTACCAAAAGATGCTATCTCTCCTTTAGGAAAATTAAATCTATCTCCCCATGCTCGTAGTCCATGACCACCATCACGCAATGGATTAAATAGTTGTGATAATATTAATGTATCTAATACCTGTGAAGGTTTAATATTCGTACCTAGTAATCTATTTAATACAGGTGCATCAAATGATAAACCATTATGCATAATATATTGGTCAATATCTTTAGACCAATTCTTAAACACATGTATATTACTTGGGTCAAATACTGTTGATACATTTGTATCAATATCTTTAGCAACAATACAATTAATTACTTTAGCATCTATCTGGTCTGTTTCTATATCAAGAACAACTTTCACAATCTTCTTCCTCCTTTCCACACCAATTACAAGGCTCACCTTTACCTACTGCCATTTCAGTTTTCTCTTCTTCACAATAATGCTCCCACATTTCTGGTTCTTTATCATCATTAAATAAAATTTTATGTGCTTTCACTATCATTCTCTTTTCTTTAAATGTTAATTTTTTTGGTTGATAAACTATTTTGTTTTTAACCATTTCTTATGTCCTTCTTCCCAACTTTCTTTATCTTCTTTATCTTTGTGACCCCAATATACTAAATGAAAAGCATCACACTCTGGACAAGATAAGTTTGTTACAATAGCATAGTCTTCATCATCTTCACAGTCATGGTCACCACCCCATATTAATTCTGTTCCACAGTTATAACATTTCATTAGAAAGGTACCTCCTCATTATTCTCTGCATTATAATCTACTTCGTAAGGATTGTCAATCTCTTTCATACGACCTGTCTCTTTATTATAATGTAGATGTGTAGCTACACCTGTATCTCCTGTGTATCTATTCTTTAATATACGAATCGTTGTAGTATTAGATTTAACTTCGTCATCATCTTGCTGATTTCTTTCTAATCCAATAACACCATCACTTAAATGAGCAATAGATGCTGAACCTCTAAGATGTGATAGAGTAATCTCTTTACCATTCTCATGCCCTGCATCACCTGCAGGTCTACGTAGATGTGATACTAATAACATACCAATGTTTGTTTGTTCCACAAGAGAACGCAACTTAGTCATCAGTACATCAATAGATTTTCTTTCATCTCCATCTTCCTGACCTGATACAAGTATAGATAAATGGTCAACAAATATCCACTTACATTCTAATGCTTGTGCCATGTATCTAACTCTAGAGAGTATCTCGTCATTATCAATAGAACCAAAATGGTCAAAGGCAAAGAACCTACCAGAGCCAACTGTATTCTTTTGATACTCTTGTAATTGTTCTCTACTAAACTTATCTCTAATCTCTTTGATATATAATCTAGCATTAGCTTCTACTGACATAATATTAAACGCAGTATTTTTAATACTCTCTTCTAATGCAAGGATACCTATGTTATGTTTTGTGTTCTTGAGTAAGTGATGCATAAGTTCTCTCATAATAGAAGACTTACCCATACCTGCACCAGATGTAAATGTAATCAACTCACCTGTTCTCATACCATAAGTCTTTTCATTCATCTTACTCCAAGGATAAGGTACTGTTTCACAATACTCTTCTGTATATAAAGCATCTCCTAAATCTCTAAGATTAGTAATACCTGCAGGAGTAAATGGCTCTGCGTTCCACCATGCTTGAGAAAACTTTTCTCTCTTACCCATCTTTAGATACTCGTTGGCATCTTTAAATTCCATATTCATAATTTTACATTTGTTTGGACTAAACAACTGTGCTACTTTCTCACTAGCTTCTCTACCTTGCTTATCCATGTCAAAAGATATAACTATATTCTGAAAACTATCTAAGTATTCAAATGCTTTTCTACAATCTCGTACTGCTGAACCTGCACCTGTCTTAATAGAAACACATGCCCACTTGCTACCTAGTAATTCATAGGCAGACATAGCATCTACTTCTCCTTCAGTAATGGTTACATACTTACCACCACCTGTAAATAAATCTTGTCCAAACAATACTGCATTAGTTACATTTCCTTCTACCCACATATTCTTTGTGGCTACATCTCTAATTTTATTACCAATATTGTTTCCACCACTATCAAAGTATTTGTAAATATGATGTGTATTCATACTACCATTTACTTTAACTTGTGTGTGATATTTTTGTGCAGTTTCCTTACTAATATTTCTTTCAGTTAATGCACCTGCTACACCTACAGTTTTGATATTACTTTCAGTAGGTATAGGTATTACTTTTTCATGTTCCATTTGCTCTCCAAATCTAGTGTTACAAGAAAAACAAAAGCTATATCCTTCTGCATGGTTTACATTACCATCACTTGAACCACATTTAGGACAACTACCTCTGTCTAACCATGTTTTTTCCATTGTTTTCCCCTCATTAATATTAATTAATTATAAACTATATTCGTTAAAACTTATATAGTTTATTATTAATTAGTCTACTTCAAAAGAACTATCGTATGCCTTATTATATGCACCTACTTCAACTTCTTTTGTTTCATGTATATCTCTCTTAGCTAATTCCATAGCTTCAAAAGATTCATAACCTTCTTCTAGGTACTCATAATATCTTTCTTTAATTAATTCTTTTATTTCTTCTTTTAATAAATTCATTTTCTTCTCTCTTGTTATAAAGTAAATAAATAAAAAATAAAACTTACAATTAAAAGCACAGGAAATATATGGTTTAACCATAACTTTTTCTTACTAGCTTTTTGAAACCATTTTCCTGTAGCTTTTAATCTTCTTTCTCTATCTTTACTCATCTTTAATATGCCTTGCATCTGGATTTTCTACAACTAAGTCATATCCAAAATCACTTTGTACTCTTTTGAAATGTTTAAGTTCTGTTTTTAATATACTAACTTCTGATACTAACTCTTTAATTCTAACTCTTAAACCATGTACTTCTTTTTCTTTTTCTTGTAAAGATTTTTCATATATATCTTCAGTCATTGTACCCTCATAATTTCTATAGTATCATCTACAAATGCTTCCATATTAATATTTCTTTCATCATATAAATTTTGTAAGAAATTTCTAGCATCTGTTTGATTTTTAAAATACATAACTTTACCATTATCTTTTTCTAATATATCTGGTAGCTTTATACTATTAGGATAAGGCATAGCTATTACATACATATTATTTTTATTATACATTACATTTTCCATGTAGTCAATACCCAATATAAGGTACAAT